ACCACCACCACCACTGTTAAGAAGTTCTTGAATAAGCTCTCCTCTACCAGCAAAAGGAGGTGTTGCTTCTCCAGGTCTTGTATTTGGTTCAAAGAAATCAAGACTAGTGTGATATCCACTCATTCTACCTGCGCCATTACCCTGATATGCAGGTTCGCCATTAGGACCTGTTTTACCAGCAAATCCAGATGGACCAAGAAAATGGTCTTTAGATACTTTCTGTCCTGCAGATACTTTGATTCCTCCATCAGGAAAGTGTGCATACAATGCATCAAATTCTCTACCATTAGCATCTGTACTTCTTATAACAACTACATTTCCATATCCTGCGCCATATAATTTACCAGTTTCTACGACAACACCATCATATACAGCGTAGTTGTTTGTAGAATCTGCAAAACTAAAATCTAGTCCAGGTTCTCCACTGGCATCTATTCCTTGACCTCCACTAAAGGTTATGGCAGTTTTTCCAGTTGGGCGACTACCTGGTGATCTAGTAACTGGTCTATCTGGATTATCTGTATTAGTAGGATCAGTAGTAGTAGTATCATTAGAATCTGAATCAGAAGTATTATTAACCATTTTAACAATATTCCTATCTCTACGATTTAAAGAATTTAATAATGCTTCAGTAGGTTGTTTAACAGCAGTTGCTTGCTGAATATTTCCTACATCAGATGCAAAAGGAATATTTACAAATTTGTAGTCTAATCCTGATTTTTTAATTATTGAAGATATTTCTCTTCCGGTTCCTGTTCTATTTGCTAAAGATTGTACTGAACTAGCAAAATAAGAAATCTGATTATCTTGATTCAGCATCATGGTATCAGAGAAATTAGAACTATCTTTCTTTGTAACAAGTGCCTCCATACCATGCAACATACTATATCCACTTTTGGCAAATCCAGTTCCTCTTTCATATTGAGGTGTACTCATATCTCTAGCAGCAAGTCCTGCATCAATTGCTAGAGACCCAGCTGTTCCTATTCCAGGGACAAATGCTGCAGCACCAGAAGCAAGTTCTAGTGCAGCTCCAGCAGGATCTGGTGGATTTTGGAATAATCTTTGAGCTGCAAATACACTAGAAATTGCAAGACCTATACCAAATGGTAACTTCTTTGCGGCAATTTTAGCACCACCTTTTGAAAGTCCTTTAACACCAAGGTTCAAACCAAATTTAGATGCTCCTTTTGTAGCATATTTTTTTAGTGCGACTTTTGCTGCTGCTTTTGGTCTTAGAACACTTTTAAGTGGTTTTAATCTACTTTTTACACCTTTAAATTTTCCTCTGGTAAGTCTACCTAAAATTTTAGATAAGACTCTATTAGTAATGTTACCGCCACCACCACTAGATGATTCACTTTTGTTATCAGATAATTTTAGAGTATCCGATAGGTCATTACTTTTTTCTAACTCTAACTCTTTCCTCTTTACCTTATTATCTTCGGAAATTTCTTCTTGTAATTCACGATTAGCAGTAAAGTGATCTAGTAGTTGATCAAATTTAGCGCCAAGCATTAAATTTTGATCATATATTAACTGATGAGATTGCACTAAGTTTGAATTTAATGCACTTACTTCATTTTTAAGTTGTTTTACGGAAAACTCAACTACGTTAAGTTTTTGCTCAACAGTAGATCCTAAAATTTTACCTGCAAGTTCTCTTGTTTTTATATCCTTTACTGGAAAACTATCATCAGGTTCTTCCATTTCAGCCTGTGCTTTCGCTACAGGTCCCTTCTTTTCTTTCCTAGCAGCATCCAGCACCTTCTTAGCAATAGTCCCTGCAAGGGCACTAGTAAGATCACCACTGTATGTTTGCTGCAAATTTGCCATTACCTGTTAGCTGCTGCTTCTTGTTTTTGCTTAACTTCATCAAGGTATTGCATTAGAAAGGTAGTGTAAACTTCCCTTTCCCAAGGCATCATATTTTCAATCTCTGTCAAAGAGTATTTATGGTACTGCATCAAAGCAAAGTTCATTCTATAATACCCCTCCAGATTATTCTGAAAGAGTGCTATGCGAAAAAATTGGATAATCCCTCAATTGTAAACGTGGACTCAATACCAGTATTAGGATTAGTCACTGTAAAAGTATGACTTAACTTAGGCGCAGTTGCATAGAATTCTTGAATCTTTTCAAATTGCTTTGTAGTCAAATTATCAACAAATTCACGAAACTCTTTTTTTGATGTAGTAGAAGAATCATACACATCTTCACCTTGAAAAATTTGATCAATTGAATTAGCAATAAAATCATAAACTTCTTGAGTTTGCATTTCTTTGCGTAAAAATTCGCGATCAACGAATTCTTTCATACTAGGGTAGTTCATAATAATACCCGAAGCTTCGTCAAACATGATTTTCTTATCATGTCCTTCGGGTTTGATAACTTCAACTTCATCAATATTGATTTCCGTTTCTACGGTAGTTTCGTTATCATCTTGACACGTTACCGTAAGAGTTAGAGATTCTCCGATAGAAGCTGCTCTAATTTTTAAAAATAAGTATTCAAGGTCAAAACTAGGAAGTAAATCAACCTTAATACGTGAAATAACGCAATTTTTGATTAAATCCTTAACTGCGCTAGTAATTTGCTTTTCGTCTTGTGACTCCATTGCAAGTAAAAGTACTTTTTCTTCTTTTACTAAAAATGGACGATATTTTACAGATTTTCCCGTAGAAGGCAGTGCCGTCTCATAAGTAGGATAACCAAGTTTTGGCAATGCCATAATATTTACCTCAGATCATATGTATATTTATTGTGACTTTTTTAATCAAAAATTAGCGGAGAAATTTTTCCGACTTTTACAGAATTAAAATAGTTATTTTCCGTATGCTACTGTATGTCTTGAATAGTAGAAATTAACTGTAAGTCTTGAAACTTGTGACGATCCATATGCTAAAGGGACTGTATCAATAGAATATGGATAACATTTTTCTAAAAGATATGTTACAGGAACTCTACCCCTTTCCGAATTACCATTAGGTTCCGTTTTCATAATTCTAAGTGTAGCAGCATATTGATCCAGATATTTAAGTCTGTTTATACGGTTCTCAGGCAATGGGCTAGCAGTTGTTGCCCCTTCAAATCCACTATACTCTACATTACCTTCATCAAAAATATAATTATACCAGTTGTTTATAAATTTCAATGCTGTTAAATCAGCATCCAATAAAAAACCTAAACTAATATCAGTAAAAATTCTAGTGTGGGGATAAGATACTGGACCTTCGCCAAGATTTCTACCAGATCTTTGAGACACAGCAGATTGTACATTCGGTAGTTGTGCTTCATCACACAACATTTGAATCACATTTTTATTTTCTCCCTTAAAATCATAAAATGTCGGAGAATCTTTAAAAGAAAACTCAACATCAAAATTGGTGGAGTAGGACATTCCGCCCCTAGCACCAATTTTGGTCATGAATTGATTTAAACCTTTTACTGCCACTGCTAAATATAATCGTGGGATCTTATATATTTATGGCATACTCGGGACTGTATAAACCAGTCAATCCAAAAAAGTATCGCGGAAATCCTACTCGTATTATTTACAGATCATCATGGGAACGAAAGTTCATGATATTCTGTGATAAGAATCCCTCTATTTTAGAGTGGGGTAGTGAAGAAGTCATTATTCCATATCGTTGTCCAACTGATGGACGAGTGCATAGATATTTTCCAGATTTTTATATTAAAGTTCGCGAACAAACAGGAAAAATCACGAAGTATATTATTGAAGTAAAACCCAAAAAACAAACATCACCACCGAATGACAAAAACAAAAGGACTGCTGCCTATAGACGGGCTGCCCTGACGTTCATGAAGAACCGTGCCAAATGGGACGCTGCTCAGGACTTCTGTGAAGATAGGCAGATGAATTTTTTAATTCTTACAGAAGATCACTTATTCTAGGTAAAGAGCAATGGCACAAGGATTTGCAACTATACAACGTAATACTACTAACGAAACTACAGGATATACAACTCTATTTGAAAAAATAACTGAATTAACAGGCGGACAGAAGCAAAGTTTTAATTGGTATAGAAATGCTGTAAAAAAGTCGGCAATGGATTATAAAAAAGATCCGTCAAAGATTATACGAGATGAAAGAATAGATAATAGAGGTAAGGAAGAAGAAACGGATGAAAATATCCTTAGAGCATATGCAGTTTCTGGTCACCTTTATATGTTTGAATACAAAGCAAAAACAAAATGGTTACCGTATTATGACACGTTTCCGTTAGTTTATGTGATGAAAGCATCACCCGATGAATTTTGGGGTGTCAACTTACATTACATGGCACCAAAGAAACGTATAATGGTTATTAAAAAGTTAATGGAAGGAAGAATTGATGTTCCTAAGCGATGCTTCCATAAATACTTAACCAGTCAAGTAGATGGTATGATGCTTGACCTTGCAGCAGCAGAATGGGACACTGCAATACTACTTCCTATTGAAAACTTTGTTCGTAATGTAAAAGGTAGTGCTGGTAGATTTCCATACACCAAAGAACTTGTATGGGAAGAAACAGATGATAACTACTACGATCGCATCAGAGGAAGGAGAATCATCCGTGGATATGGCAACCGTAAAGACACTGAGATGGTAAAATAGATGGCATACACACCAAAAATAGGAGACTACTACAGGGAAACTGACGGTAAAATTTGGGTAAAATTTGGCGAAAAAGATACTGACTGGCAAAACAGTCAGGTTAAAGGAAACACCCTGCCACGAAACGCGAAAGGTGGTACTGAAGTTGATAGAATCACAAAACAACCCGATATCAGAAGCACCGATACCGCAGAATTAAAACAGACAAATTCTGGTAATCTAGGTGGTGACTACACCAACTATGCACGATATCCTTCAAACAATAGTCAGGTAATATCAAAGAAAACTGATTATGTTTTATTCCAATTTGCAGACTATACACCTCCGTTTAAAAATAGTGGCGATCGTCTTCCTAATGGTCTTGGAGAGTATAATCAATCTATAGATAGTCTAAAACCAATAGATATTCCAGTGCCGGGTGGTACAGTGTCGGGAATTATATTACCCATGCCTCAAGATTTGAGTACTGAGCAAAAACAAAATTGGAATGGTAAAAAGTTTACTAGACTAGGTGCTAGTGCTATTAGAACAGCAGGAGGAGATTTCAGCGCACTCGGAAGAAATGCCGATGATGGAGGAATTTCCGCAGCACTTGCTGCATTAAAAACTTCTGCATTAAATCGTATTCCGGGTGTTGGTGGTAATTTAAGTATAAATGATATTACAGGTTCAACTAGAGGTGTAGTTTTAAACCCCAATGCAGAACTACTATATGACTCTCCAGATTTAAGAGAGATTGGTATGGTATTTAAAATGGTTCCTCAAACAGCAGATGAAGCAAAACAAATTAAAATGATTTGTGATGCATTCCGAACTGCTTCTTTACCCAAATATGGAGCGGGAAAAGGGAGCACTGTGGGTATTGGCACCGATAACAAACCAATTGCTTCTGGGGCTTCCAATTTTATTAGAGTTCCAAATCTATGTAAGTTTACTTTCATGACAGGATCAAGTTCAAATGAAAATATAGCACAATATAAAGCATGTGCAATCACTGGAGTACAAGTAAACTACACACCAGATGGAACATATGCCACATATCATGACGGAGCTCCAGTTGCAACAGAAATTACCCTTAAATTTGTAGAAACAAAACTCATATTCAGTAGCGAAATTCAAGCAGGATTCTAATGTATTTTTCTCTTATTCCCGATATTAAATACGATATAAAACCAATCAGTTATCCGTTTACGGAATCTGATTACGTTACTGCAAAGAATTTCTTTCGTAGATTTAAAGTCAACAAAGATCTATTTGATTATAGTACATATTATACAAAGTATACAATAACAGACAGTGATAGATTAGATACTATATCCAATGATTTTTATGGTGATACTAGTTATGATTGGGTAATTGTATTAACAAATAATTTGGTCAATCCATTATTTTCTACCCCTGTATCAACTACTGTTCTACAAAAATATACTGAGGATAAGTATGGAGATGAAGCATACTCAGGTACTCATCACTATGTAACATTTGAAGTTCCATCAGGTCAAACGATTGATGGGATTGCAGTTAATGCACTAGAAGAGGGAATTGTTGTTGATAAAACGTTTTACGATGCCCCATTTGAATATTGGAATGGATCGCAGTTAATAACTATTCCAGGAAATACTGTTTGTAGGGAAGTATCTAACTACGAATATGAAAATGATGAAAATGAAAAGAAAAGAGAAATTTTTAT